CGTTCCGTAACCCAGAAGACATGCGCCGTGCTTGCCGCATACTGCATCGTAGCCTCAATAACATTCTTGACTATCAAGACTTTCTTTCCATCCAGTCTAAACTATCCAATGACGAAATTAGACCGCTGGGAATTGGAGTCACCAACCTTGCCTACTGGCACGCCAAGCGTGGATTCAAGTACGGAGAACGAGACAGCCTGGCTGAAGTCAAGACGTGGATGGAACATCAAGCCTACTACCTAACAGAAGCCTCAGTTGAACTGGCCAAGGAACGTGGTCGTTGTGAACACAGTGATAAAACACGTTATGGCAAAGGCATCTTCCCTTGGGAATTACGTGCCAAAGGTGTTAACGAGCTCACAGACTTTACTCCAGAACTGAACTGGGAAGGCCTACGTGCAGAAATGCGAAGTTATGGTGTGCGCAATGCCACACAAATGGCCATTGCTCCAGTGGAATCCAGCTCAGTTGTGATCAACTCAACCAACGGCATTGAAATGCCCATGAGTTTGATATCTGTAAAAGAATCCAAAGCAGGCTCACTAACACAGGTTGTGCCCGAGTATCACAAGTTAAAAAATAAGTATCAACAGATGTGGGCGCAGAAAGACTGTGATGGATATTTGAAGACAGCGGCAGTGCTGGCAGCCTACATTGATCAATCAATCTCAACCAACACATTCTACAATCCTGCACACTTTGCAGACCGTAAGGTTCCCACAACCCTGATTGCCAAGAACTTGATGCAGGCACACTACTGGGGATTGAAAACATTCTACTACAGTCTTATCAACAAAGCAGGATCAAAACAAAAAACAGAAGAAACACCGTTAGAAGAAATTGACTTTGACGATGTCGAAGACTGTGAAGCATGTAAACTTTAAGGACATTAATGAGTCAAGCACAATACAATTTAAAAACAAAAACAGATTACTTGAGCCGCAAGATGTTTCTGGATCCAGCAGGGCCTGTAACTATTCAACGATTTGAGGAAGTCAAATACAACAAGATTGCCAAGTATGAGCAAGAGGCACGTGGATTCTTTTGGATTCCCGAAGAGATCTCGTTGACAAAGGATTCGCAAGACTTTAAAGATGCGTCAGACACAGTCAAGCACATCTTTACATCAAACCTGCTTCGGCAAACAGCACTGGACAGTTTGCAAGGTCGTGGCCCAAGCCAAATCTTTACACCTGTGGTGAGCCTACCAGAACTAGAAGCCCTGGTCTACAACTGGACATTCTTTGAAACCAATATTCACTCAAGAAGTTACAGTCACATCATCCGCAATATCTACAATGTGCCCAAGGAAGTGTTTAACACAATCCACGACACCAAAGAAATTGTAGACATGGCATCAAGCGTTGGCAACTACTACGAAGAACTGCATGTGGTTAACTGTCGCAAACAACTGGGCGAAAAGGTAACTGAACAGGAGCACGTTAAAGCAATCTACATGGCACTACATGCCAGCTATGCTCTAGAGGCATTCCGCTTTATGGTATCATTTGCCACAAGCCTGGCCATGGTGGAAAACAAAATCTTTATTGGCAATGGCAACATCATTCAGCTAATCTTGCAGGACGAGATCTTACACAAAGAGTGGACTGCGTTCTTGATCAATCAAGTTGTGAAAGAAGATCCACGCTTTGCCGCCGTTAAAGCAGAATGCGAAGCAGAAGTGTATCAAATGTACCTGGATGTGATCCGTGAAGAAAAAGAGTGGGCTGATTACTTGTTCAAACATGGTCCAGTGATTGGACTTAATGCCAACATCTTGAGAGACTTTGTGGACTTCACTGCCAAGAATGCACTGAACGAAATTGGAATCAAGTATCTGGAACCTGCACCACGCAGTACCCCTATTCCTTGGTTCAACAAACACGTTGACACCAGCAAGAAACAAACTGCACTGCAAGAAAACGAATCAACTAATTATGTTATTGGCATAATGAGCGACAGCATTGACTATGAGGAACTACCAGAATTATGATGCAACAAGATATTAGAAAACATTTGGACAAAATTAACGAGATGATGCAAATCAACGAAGATCCTATCACACAATTTGCCAGTTCAGCGCACGAAGAATGGCGTCGCAACTTTGATCCTACCGGAACAAAGCCCAGAATTAAAAAGAACAGCGATGGATCTGAAGGTGATATCAATCAACCATTTGATAAGATTCATCCAGACTGGCAAAGAGAAAATCTGGCTGCAGGCAAAGCTGCCGCTGATGCTGTGACTAAATTTCCTACTGACATGGAAAAAGCCGCAGAGTACATTCACATTGAATGGATGAAGCGTAATCCCAAGGCTGACTATAATGCGGCACAACATGTGCCCTATGATCAACTGCCAGAAGATGAAAAAGAAAAAGATCGTGTGCATGTACGCACAATGATGAAACTATTAGGAAAGTAAAATGCAAGCAATTTTATGGAGCAAGTACCACTGCCCTTATTGCGATCAAGCAAAGGCACTATTAAAACAAAAAGGTATCCCGTTTGAAGAACGTAAAATTGGCGACGGATACACCCGAGAAGAATTGTTAGAAGCAATCCCCACAGCCAGGACAGTACCACAGATTATCCTTGACGGAGAACTTGTGGGTGGATTTACCGAACTCAAAGCAAAATTAACAGAAAGCACATGATGTCAGCACAACTAGCACTAGAACCCAACCAGGTATACACATTCAAAATGAACTCAGGCGAAGAAATGGTTGCCAAGGTCAAGCAATCAGGCGGGGACTGGATTGTCCTAGAAGAACCCGTGAGCATTGCTCCGGGTCCGCAGGGCATGGGCCTGATTCCCAGCTTGTTTACAGCAGATCCCAAGGAAGAAATCCGGTTAAATACTAACAGTGTTTCTTTAGTGTCCAAGACTGATGATTCAGTTAAGATGAAATATCTAGAAGCAACAACTGGTATCAAAGTACCAGAGAAAAAACTTATACTAGGATAATATGCCAGCAGTACAGCGACAAGGTGATTTGGACACAGGCGGCGGAAAAATACTTTCAGGCGTGGGTTCTGTACGAACCAACGGAATTCCTACTGCCACAATCAACTTGTCTGTTAGTTGGCACGGTAAAAAAGCACATGCATCTGCAAAAACCACCACAGGCGTGAGCAGTGTACGAGTTGAAGGCCAGCCGATCAGTGTTGCAGGTAATCCTGATACCTGCGGGCACACACGCACTGGCGGTAGTGGTGATGTGAGGGCTGGATAATGGCAGGTTCAGGATTTGGCCAACCAGGTACATACACACCATTGCAATTGATTGCCGGTGCAGGACTATTACAAAATCAAGGTATCACGATTCCCACATCATTGACCAATGCAGTGAGCTCATACAACTCGCTGCCTTTTGTAGAAGATCTAATGAGCACAATCACTCTTGGCCCGGCCTTTGGACTAAATGCCGGTGTTATTGCCAGTCTTAAAACTCTAGGCAACACCACGTGCCCTGCACTTGGTGCCAGCATTCCTTCTGCATATGCCGGAGTTAATCCCTTGATACCCACAACTGAGACCGGCGGCTTTGGTAACCTAGTGGTCAACAACGCCGAATTGTATCTTGGTGATGGAGAAGTTGACCGGTTCTGTCAAGCATACCAAATTGTTGTGGGATATCGTGGCACAACAAACGAACTAATACAAAGTGCAGTCAACGCCACTACTTATCTTGGCCCTACATTCACCACAATGAATGATTTGATCACTGGCCAATTTACCAGCGTGAATCTGGCACTAAAATGTCTAGGCAGAGATTGCGCACAACTGGGCAATGCAATTGATCTAGCCAACCTAGACAACTTTGGCACGCCTGCAGCCGTGCTACAACAACTTAGTGACGAAGGAAAAATCACATCTGGCACATTGAGTTGTGTAGCATCAAAATTAGCAGAGTACGGCCTGACTGAAAGCGACATTGTGTTGTTGTGTACCCCAGATGCCAGCACTAGAACACCATCAACAAATGAATTCAATACTTTACAGAAAAAGGCATACCAAGCAATGGCCGCGATTGATGCAGATTGTTTGGAGTATGTGTTAGATGTACTCGGAGTGGTTACTCCCAATATTAAAACTATGGCTGACTTGTTGGATTTGAAAAAGATTCTTCCTGAAAGTTGGATATCATTAACAGTACCATCGGCAGCAGGTGGCGTAGTACTATTGTTCAATCCTGATGGATCAGTAAACCCTGAAGTGCAAGCGGCATTGAATAGCAGTGTGGCAATTGTACTTCCTGCAGGTTGCGATGAGTTGGCCAAAATAATACCCCCAGACCAAGCAGTAGTGAACAAAGCATTCCAGGCAGGATTGCAAAATGTAGGCGGCATTTCCACTACCACCCTGCCACGAGTGGCCACAGCATTGTTAGGATAACGCATGGAAACGCTCAAAGGTCTACCGCTAGTTGAAGATGTTACAAAACCTGTACCGGACACAGTAACAACCTATTACAAAGATACATTTGCCACGGGCACCGGCGAGTTTGGTACATTTACCATGCAGGATTTTTTGGGGTCAGCAGTTGGCACCGTTACAAAAAATTCAATACAGAATATAGTGGCCACACTGTATAACATGAATATTTCTGCATTGACCAGTTTGTACAATCAAATGTTGTTGACGGTACAAGGCGTGTACGATGATCCGTTAAATCCGGGACAAATTATTATTCCAAGCGGTCCTGCTGCCGGCACATATGGCAGCGGTAACGATGCCTTTACGTCAGGACTCATACCGGCAGCCGATACCTTGATAGCAAGTTTGATTTCCACATATCCTTCTGCTACCACATCGTTGAACAACAGTGTCAATGCCATATGCGAACAATATGTGTATGAATACACCAATCAGACCAAAGCAGGGTTGGCGTTTGCTGATCTAACATCAGGCAGCCAACAATCTACTATGAGTTTTATGAGTGGTCTGGCATCAGCAGGATTAGACACTCAAATTGGCGGGCAGAGCAGTTATCTTTCGTCTGTGGCAGATGCCGCAACACAAGCTGGTCAAGCTATTCTTGGATCACTGCGAGAAGGTCGCAACAACACACTGATGGACAAAACATGAGTATCAAACACGATAACATTGTGCCAAGTGTGTGGCCGGAAAATCAAGAATATTCTGCGGGAATTCCTGCGGCCATAGTGGCATCAGTAGAACCAGCCACTCGCGGTACTGTGAGATATCTCAATTCTCGTGGAGCAGAAAATCAAGCAACACTTGTGAACAACACATTGCCACCACAAGCATTGCCGCCAGTTGCCATATATCAAGTTCCTGGCAATGCAAACTCTACAGACTATTCATGCGGCACCGAAGCAAGAGAAAAAGTGCTAGATGAACCAATAACTCCACCTGAAGTGGTAGTGCAAGTTCTGGGTTTTTATGCAAATGATGATTCTATGCCATTGGGCTATGACCCTGAGTTACCAGCAACTCAACTATTGGTCAATACTGATTTTTGGGTAAATTTAAGAATTCGACCCAGTGTTGGGTTAGATGGATTTGATCCTACTATTATCTTCTTAGACAACAACATCGATGGTACTGCTTATCCTAATCCTCCAGGATACCCGGGTACTTTTGCCGGTGACGGTGCTTCAAACTATGGTGGATTATTTTACAAAGTTCCTAGTTTTTACATTGGACAAGTTGGCCTAGCCACTATGACATTCACTGCTGGCCAACCAACCATTAATCCAACATTTGGCTCTGCGACGGGAGCCATTCCAATTGTGTCTGCACCCACAGTGGTAGTGGCTGTTGTAGAACAACAAGGATGGTTCCCAGGTATTATCAGTACTCCAGGATCAGCTGATGCTAACGTTGATTCGGTATATGTTAGCCAATTGTTGCAGTTGGCAGTGGTTGGACCACCTTCAACAACCTATTCATATGTGTTGCCTTGGGCCTCTGGCACAAGTACAACCGATGCCAATGGTAGAGATGTAGTAACTGGAACAGCGTTAGCAAGCGGAACTTGGCCGTTCACAGTTATATTTCCAGGAATAGCACCTGTATCGAAAACATTCCTAGTAATGGACGGTGATACGTCACCGGGCGGCTTCACTAGCGATGATGCTACTGCAGATGCGGATGCTGACGCAGATGCTTCTGCCGACGCTGACGGAGGTGACGGTGGTGACGGTGGTGACGGAGGTGACGGAGGTGGTGGTGGTGGTGGTGGTGGCGGGGCGATGTAGCCTAAAAAATCACTCAAAAGTGTGGCTTTTTAGCCACATTTTTCTGGTTGACCAATAAATCCCATTTTGCTATAATACTTGTATAGTAATTAAAAAGGAGTTAGCGATGCGAGCACTTACCACTT